CCCGGCGGGTTGGGTTATGACCTTAAAAAAGCGTATGAGGCTTTGCGGTTAGATACGCAAGGATTAGACCGCATTTGTTTGAGTTGTAACAATCATGGCGTTAGGTACAGAACTGTTTAATATATAATTTCAAATGAAAGTTGTATATAATTTCAAAGAATAATTGTAAATGGGAAAAATTGACGACTTATTAAAACGGGTCGTTAAGTTCAACGATGAATTAACGTCCGGGCGGTTAGTGCAAAAAATAATATGGGACAACGAGGCGTATATAATAGATATGAACGCCGAGGAACAATTGTTTGAACAAGGCGTTAACCGTTTGGGCGTTTCAATCATGGATTACGCCCCGTATAGCCCGGTAACAATTGCAATCAAAGAGGCAAAGGGACAGCCTACAAACCGGGTAACGTTAAGGGATGAGGGCGATTTTCAAAGTAGCTTTTATTTGGAAGTTGGCGACAAACAATTTGAAATTAAGGCGGCGGATTGGAAAACCGAGGAATTAATAAAAAAGTATGGACGCCAAATTTTAGGTTTAACGGACGAAAATATTAAAATCCTTATATGGCATTATATTTTCCCGGATTTAATAACAGAGGCAAAAAAAACGATATATGGCAGCGAATAACAAAGCCCCGGTAATTGCGAACCCGGAATTATTAGACAGAATCATTGGAAATATACAAACCGGATTGGTTGATAATTTACCGTGGTTGGACAAAGCATTTGGACGGGCTGAAAGACTTGTTAAATATGACGGGAACCGGAAACGTTATTTTACCCCGTGCGTTTATGTAGGGCGAAACGATTATATAGAAGTAACCCCGGATGCAAATATTGGGAATTTTTCGTTTTTTTGGATTGACGACCCGCAGGACGTTAGTTGGGAATCCGGCGTTTCAATAGGGCTAAAAACCTCGTTTTCCCTTATCTTTTGGTTTGATTTCCGGAAGATATTCAACGATGCGAGCGACCGGAACAAAGAAGCAGTTAAGCGGCAAATATTGGACGTGTTGAACGGAGGCTTTTGGCTGAAACATGGGCGTTTGAAAATAACAAAGGTTTATGAGTTGGCGGAAAATATTTACCGGGGTTTTTCTTTGGACGAAATAGACAACCAATTTTTAATGCACCCGTACGGCGGGTTCCGGTTCTATGGAGAATTAAGTATTGGAGAATCATGTAAATTGTAAGATTATGAAAGAATTTATTTTTTACGTTATATTGGTCGCAATGTTGGCGGCTTTTGTGCTTACATTATTGCGCAAATGGGGCGTTATTGAATGGGTACAAGTTCACGGGAACGATTTCTTTGCAAAGATGTTTAGTTGCGATTTCTGTTTGTCGTGGTGGGCGGGCGTTATTTTGTCCGTTCTTATGCTGATTATGACCGGGAACCCCGTATTATTGGGCGTTCCCTTTTGTAGTACAATGATAACACGTGTTTTGCTATGAATGAAGAATATGTAAAAATTAAGGATTACCCATATTATATTAGCAATATGGGTAATGTAAAAAATAAAACAGGTAGAATATTAAAACCTAAAATAACAAATAAGGGTTATTTGTCGGTAGCATTATACAACGCTAATGGTAAGCGGTGGTGTTATATTCATAGACTTGTAGCAATGCATTTCCTTATTAACTCTGAATTAAAGCCTAATGTTAATCATATTGATTGTAACCCGCTTAATAACAACGTTGATAATTTAGAATGGTGTACGCAATCTGAAAATATTAAATATTCAGATAGTTTAGGGCGTTGTAAAATAAGAGATTATAGATATTGTGAAAGTGGAAAAGGACATGGGAGAAGTTGTCGTATAATATGCAAAAAAGGTGATAATATACAAATATTTGAAAGTATAAATATCGCTGGTATGAAGTTGGGTATATCACACCAAAATATATGTAAATGCTTAAAAGGGGAAAGGAAAACCGCAAAAGGATATAGTTTTAGGAGGGCATAATATGAAAGAATGTATTATAAATAAACATAATGTTGTATTGTATGATAGTATAGACGAATTGCCGATGTTGCGTTTCCACAAGTATAACAAAATGCTTTTGGTTGACGCCGGGGTTGGTTCTGATTTATCGGATTTTGACCGACATATTGAAAAGGTAATACGTTATTTGAACAGCCCAACGCCAAACATGGCAACCGTTGAGTTGGAAAATATGCGCCAAAACATATATTTCATTCAATCCGAGGTTTCCCCCCGGCATTTGGCTTTTGCCGTGTTGGTTAAATCAATAAATGGTAAACCCCGAAATGATTTGTCAGATGATGGATTGCAACAAACAATGAGTCTTTTTAAAGACGTTGCAAATTCAGAGATAACCGCCCATTTGGAAGCGGTTAAAAAAAAAATAGACGATGAATTGCGTTTGTATTTTCCCCAGTTGTTCGATGATGCGACATTGAAAGAGTATTACGATAAATTGAAACAAAGAACGATTGTTGTATTACGCACAATAATAGACGGTCGGGCAACCGAGGCGGACGCAAAAGAGATTGACGACATTACGGCGGAGTTGATAACCTATTTCAACCCGCAGACGTTTACCGGGTCGGAAAGCGTGGAAATTAGGCATGACAGACAATTTGAAAATATGTGTTTGATATTGTCCCAAAATTTGCATGTTGACCCAAAGAAATTTACCGTTTTGGAATATTACAACGCATTTGAGTATATCAAGGAACAAGCCAAAAAAGCAAACAAGCAAAAAAAGGTAAAATAAGGCGATTCCTGGCGTTTTTATTTTTAGGCGATAAATTACACGTTTGAGAAAAGAAAATGCAACAGACGGGAAATTTCCCGTAAATGACTAAATAATCGGCGTATGGCAGATAATAACAACCCAATCAAATATTCGGATTTAATAAGCCCGGATAATTCGATTACAGATTTGATAAAACAATTGGATGAACTTTCGGACACCTATACAAATGCACTGAAAAATATCAAA